AAACTGCATGAGGCGCAGAGCTTGTTGGTAAAGTACAGCAGATGATTATCCACGGAGATTGCCTAAAAGAAATGCAACGCCTCATTGATGAGGGCGTAAAGGTGGATGCGGTAGTTACTGATCCACCATATCACCTGACATCAATCACTGAGCGGTTTGGCAAAGAAGGCTCTGCACCAGCCCAGCATGGAACAGACGGTGCGTTTGCAAGGGCATCAAGGGGGTTTATGGGTAAGGAATGGGACGGGGGTGATATCGCGTTCCGCGCAGAGACTTGGGCGTTATGCTTTGAGCTATTGAAAGCGGGGGGACATCTATTAGCGTTCTCTGGTAGCCGTACATATCACCGCATGGCAGTTGCCATAGAGGATGCAGGGTTTGAGATTCGTGATCAGATCATGTGGATATATGGTTCTGGATTTCCTAAAGGCCATAATATCGGAAAGGCGATTGATAAGGCGGCGGGGAGACCGCAGGGAAGCACTTATGAGTGCAATTTCAAAAACAATGTTTATATGTCTAAAATGGGCGGTGGCAAGACAGACACAACCACCAAACCAAACACCGAATTAGCGCAACAATGGGAAGGTTGGGGAACAGCATTGAAGCCAGCCCATGAGCCTATAGTGCTTGCAAGGAAGCCAATATCTGAGAAATCCATAGCAGAGAACGTGGTCAAGCATGGTACAGGCGCGATAAATATTGATGCGTGTCGGATAGACCATGATAATCATGCGAAAAGTAGAGTAAGAAAGGCAGGGTCAGAGTTTGGCCTAAATTCTGGTTGGAATAGCCATGTAAATGTAGATACACTATATGACCCGTCAAAAGGCAGATATCCAGCAAACGTAATACACGATGGACTGCAAGAGGAGTGGGCTAGGTACTTTTACTGCCCCAAGACATCAACGGCAGAGCGAGAGGAAAGCGTCACCCAGAACGGGCAGGACAGAAACAACACTCACCCAACTGTTAAGCCAGTAGAGCTAATGCGATATTTATGTAGGCTTATCACACCAAAGGGGGGAACAGTGCTTGATCCATTCATGGGCAGTGGGTCAACAGGTCTGGCGGCAAAGACAGAGTGCATAGAGTTTATTGGCATAGAACGTGAGCAAGACTACTTTGATATAGCCACAGACAGAATAAACAAGACATGGGTTCAGCCAGATATGTTCTGATATACCACAAGACATAGTGCTAATAAACGCTAGACAACACAAAATATTGTAGGTAAATTCACCATGTGAGCCGTGTCCCATTCGGCTCAGACTCCGTACTAAATGGTTTGGTCGCCAACAGTACAAATGGATCGGGGCTGGGCTTATGGTTCAGTCCCTTTCTTTTTGCGTAAGGGTGATATACAGTGCGAATTAATTGATAATTTCCGTGGTATCTAAAAAAAGATGGCAGAGAAAATCAAAAGACCAAGGGGCAGACCCCCAAAGCCCAAGGGTAAACAGCCCCCAAAACAGCCCGTGGGTAGGCCAAAGGCAGACATTGATCTGGAACAGCTAGAGAATCTGAGTGCGCTAAACTGCACTATGCCAGAGCTTGCCGCATATTTTAAGGTTCCGCTACGCACACTAGAGGACAGATATACCAATGACCCCAAGGTTAGAGCCTGTATTGACCAAGGCAGGGAGCTAGGGCGGCTCTCAGTGCGGCGTAAGCAGATGCAGTTAATGGAAGAACACAACAACCCCACAATGGCTATATGGCTTGGCAAACAGCTTTTGGGCCAGCGCGACAAACATGATGTGGTGACAGAAGATAGAGGCCACACGGCATTGAGCGAGGCTATGGATATCCTGACTGACATGGCGAGAAACAAGGACAACTGATGTCACCAGAGGGGCTACAGGTCAATCTGCCAGATGATCAGCTAGAAAAGCTGAAGAAAATAACAGCGACATTGGCAGATGAGGATGCTCATGCCTTTGCTTCTCAGGTCAGGTGGACATCAACAGCCAGAAACAAACAGGTCGCCCCAAGGGGTGATTGGTCTGTATGGCTCATCCTAGCGGGTCGTGGATGGGGCAAAACACGCACAGGAGCGCAAGATATAGCGGGTTATGCTATGTCCAACCCTGAATCCAGATGCGGCGTTGTAGCCCCCACACAGGGCGATTTACGGCGGGTATGCTTTGAGGGGTCAAGTGGCTTGCTATCGTGCATCCCCAAGGAGTGTTTGTGGTCAGGCGAAGGCAGTGCATACAATCGCACCGCTATGGAAATCAAGCTGTGGAACGGCTCAATCATACAGGGCTATGCCGCGATAGAGCCTGATCGTTTGCGTGGGTCGCAGTTTCACAGGGTGTGGGCGGATGAATTAGCGGCGTGGCGATACCCAGATGCCTATGACCAGATGATGTTTGGGCTACGGTTAGGCGAAAAGCCGCAAGTCATCATCACCACAACCCCAAGGCCAACAGATATCATAACAGGTTTTGTCAAGCGTGAGGGTGATGATGTGCATATCACACGCGGCAACACGTTTGAAAACGATAAGAACCTAGCAGAGAGTGCGCTGAAACAGCTTCAGGATCGGTATTCAGGCACACGGTTAGGGCGGCAAGAGCTTTATGCAGAGATACTTGACGATATCCAAGGTGCGTTGTGGTCGTACCGTGGTATCGAAAAGACAAGAATTAAGCGTGATGCTTTGCCAGATTTGCAGAGAATCGTTGTTGCGATAGACCCAGCCGTAACAAACACAGAGGATTCAGATGAGACAGGAATCATTGTAGCAGGGGTGGGTCACAATAATCGGTACTATGTCATTGATGATTGTTCTGGTAGGATGTCACCCGATGGCTGGGGTCGGTTAGCAATTGATATGTTTTACAAGTATCAGGCAGACCGTATCGTGGCAGAGGTAAACAACGGCGGTGATTTAGTCGAAAGGTTGCTCAGAAACATAGATGACACAGTACCATACACGCCAGTTAGAGCCTCACGGGGTAAGCTGGTCAGGGCGGAACCTATAGCGGCCTTGTATGAGCAAGAGAAGGTCTGCCATGTCGGGATGTTCAGGGAGCTTGAAGATCAGCTATGTTCTTATTCAGCAACCAGTGCTAAATCACCTGATAGACTTGATGCCTTAGTCTGGGCATTGACAGAACTGAGCCAGTCTAGCGGGACTGCAATGTGGAGAATAAGCTAATGGCTGGCATTAAAGACTTTTTTACATTCCTACAACCCAAAGCACCAGAGACAAAAGAAGCCCCACAGGTCTACTTGAATGTCAATGCAAGCTCACACTATCGAAGAGACAACTATGACGCATATGCTGATGAGGGCTACCGCAAAAATGCTATTGTTTACAGGTGCATAAACGAGATAGCAAACGGTGCGGCTTGTGTGCCATTCAAGCTGTTTCAAGGTGATGAGGAGCTAGATCAGCATCCGTTGCTCTCATTGCTACGCCGCCCAAACCCTACCCAAGCAGGAGTCGAGTATTTCCAAGCCGTGTATTCGTATCTGTTATTGTCAGGCAATAACTATGCAATCAGGTCAGATGTAAGCGGTGAGGTGCGTGAGCTTTATCTGTTGAGGCCAGATCGGGTCAGGGTAAAGCCTAGTAAGACCGCTACACCAGAGGCTTACCAGTATGTTATCGGCGGCAAGGTTCTGAAAACTTATGATGCAGACCCCGTGACAGGAGCATCAGAGGTCAAGCATATGAAGCTGTATAATCCGCTAGATGATTACTACGGATTATCACCGCTAATGGCGGCGGCTACAGACATCGACAATCACAATGCTATCAACACCCACAACATCAGCTTGTTACGGAACGGCGCAAGGCCCAGTGGTGCAATCGTGTTCAAGCCAGCCAACGACAGGGGCTTGCCGATTCAGCTAACAGACGGACAGAGGCAACAACTGAAGGATGATCTCAATGTCAAATATACTGGAGCGGCCAATGCGGGTAGGCCGTTACTGCTTGAGGGCGATTTCGATTGGCGTGAAATGGGCTTATCGCCTAAAGACATGGATTTTCTGCAACAGAGAAATATGGCGGCGAAGGATATCGCTTTGTGTTTTGGCGTGCCAAGCCAACTTATTGGTATTCCTGACGCGCAAACGTATGCAAATGTCCAAGAAGCTAGGCTGGCTCTGTACGAAGAAACGATAATGCCGCTTGCCAGACGGGTGGAATCTGATCTGAATGAGTGGTTGTCCCCGATGTACGGCGAAGATATCCGCATCGAATATGACTTTGAGGCCGTGCCAGCTATGACCGAAAGGCGGCGTAGAGTGTACGAAAACGTCACAGCGGCAGTGCGGGAAGGCATCATATCACGCAATGAAGCAAGAGAACGGCTAGGCTTAGAGCCTATTGATGGGGGTGATGATGTCTATATCGCGGCTAATCTTTTCCCACTTGGAACACCAGAAACGCCACCCGCGCAAGGGGAACAGGCAGAAGAGGATGCGAAAAATGCTTATGGAATTTTTGATGAAAGCAAAGCTCAAGTTGCAAAAGATATTTTTACAACTGAAAGCGAAGCTGAAATGCGTGCAGAAGAAATAGGCTGTGTCGGCACTCATAGCCACGATGGAGACAACGGCACGGTATATATGCCATGCGCCAGTCATGCAGACTACACACGCTTGACAGGTGAGGAGCTTACTACACCCAAGCAAGACCCCCGATATGGGCAAGGCAGGGATGTATATGATACCCAGCCAGAGGCGGCTAGTCGGGCAAGAGAGCTAGATTGCGAAGGCACACACACGGTCAGAGGGCCAGATGGCAACCATTATATGCCATGCTCCAGCCATGCCATCTATCTGAGGGTTACAGGTCAGGACAAGGGGGATGAACTAGATGACGATGCAAAGGCGGAATCTGACATTGACACAACGCCTACTAACGCAATGGCGGAAGCGGCTGAACGCGGACTCGCCATGCGAAAAGAATTTAACAGAGGCGGAACAGAGGTTGGTGTCGCAAGAGCGGTGCAACTTGTATCAAGGGAAAGGCTCTCGCCCCGCACGGTAAGACGGATGCACAGTTTCTTTAGTAGGCATGAGGTCGATAAGCGTGCCGAAGGATTCAGGCAAGGTGAGGAGGGCTACCCAAGCGCGGGGAAAATCGCATGGCTGTTATGGGGTGGTGACGCAGGACAAAGCTGGGCAAGGCGCACCGTGGCAAAGCTGGATAAGGAGCGCGATGAGAAAGCCGAAATCCTATCCATCATGATACCGTGTTGCAGTGACTGTGAGGACAAAGCTACCTATGCAGAGGAAAAAGCCCCGATCAGCGCACGCACAAAAAAGACAATCGCCAACAAGGTCAAGGAACACAACGACAAGCATGGCGACAAGAAGGGCAAGCGTGTAACACAACGGATGCTTGAGGCCGTATTCCGTAGGGGTGTCGGGGCGTACCGCACCAATCCAGAATCGGTACGGCGCAATGTCATGGGGCCAGACCAGTGGGCAATCGCAAGGGTCAACGCTTTCTTGTTTGCGGTCAGGACAGGCAGATTCCGCAGTGGAAGGTTCGACAGGGACTTGTTGCCATCAGGCCACCCATTACGCTCAAAAGACTAATTTATGGAAAGCCCTCAAAAAAAATCGCCGCAGGACGCCCGTACAGCGGCGTTAGAGGGGGCGGGTGGTACTCAGTACCCCCGAATATCCAACAAATCATCACGACAAAAGCGTAGCCCCAGAAAAGAGTTTATAGAACAGAACCGACTAAGGCTTGGATTTGAGCGGCGGTTGAGGTCACAATTACAATCGACATTCACCCGTGTGGGTCGCGATGCGGCAAGGACATATCAGCGATCAGGCAATGTGGACACTGTTAGCAGGGGGCTAACCAACAGAATTGCAGACGTTCTAGGCAGTCATTACCGTGCAGTGATAGATGCGTTTGGCTTGAGGGTCATCAGGGATCGCAAGCAAGACGGACAGTTTGAGGCTATCGTGCGCCAGTACATCAGGGATGTAGGCGGCATCAGGATTACCCAGATAAGCAATAGCACCATGCGGCAGATCAATCGTGTGGTGAATCAAGGCGCACAGGAAGGCTTGGGCGTTGCCGCTATCGGCAAGAACATCAGGGATTCGCTGGATGGGGCGTTCAGCAGGTACAGAGCAAACACCATAGCCAGAACAGAAACGCACTCTGCCGCCAGCTATGCCAACCATCAGGTCAATGCTAGCTTGAACATACCCAACCAGATGAAACGCTGGGTTGCGGTATCGGATGCCAGAGCCAGAGCCACGCACGTTGCGGCTAATGGCACAGAGGTTCCGCTGGATGAGGACTTTATCGTGGGCGGTGTAGCGATGGCATACACTGGTGATCCAAAGGGTGGGGCCAAGAACGTCATCAACTGCCGATGTGTCACACTGTATATCGATCCAGATGATGAGGTCATACAGGATGAGGATACAGTTGCGCCACAGAAGCCAATCAGAGAGCCATTGCCTGAAAGAAATGTCACTAGTCCGATTGAACCCGCCGTTACTGCCTTGACTTTCCAAATGGTCACAAGGCTTCAGGCGCAAAAGTCTCTTACCGCAGAATTTAGAGAGGCCGCTAAAGATGACAGATATCTCAATAAAAAGATTCGACATTATAGAGGGCGTACACCCAGTGATTTCGGCAAGGCAAAATTTACAAAAGATTTCGATGATGTCAGCGTGGCTGTCATAGCTGGTATGAAGCCAGAGCTTGATGAGCTTGCAGATAGGTTTAATGTCCCAAGATTGAGGGGCTTCAAATCAGGCATAGGTGGGTATGGTGCTAATCAGGGCGATGGTGTTATGCAAATTAATCCCAGAGCAATAAATCGAGATACGGCTGGAATACTGACGACACGTTTTACAGATCAAGAACGCACTCGCAAGCTAGATGAACTTGCAGAGGATGAATCAAAATTAGAATCTAGAATTGAAGACGCAAAGAAAACCAATCTTGATATATGGCAAAAATATGACGAACAGATGCTTTTGTTGAGGGACAAGGCTTTTAGGGGTGACTCTGAGGCGAAAGCTGATTTGGCTCTATATGAGAAAAACAGAAAGTTGATTGAGCGGTTGCGTGCAGAAAAGGCAGTCATAACCAGAACCCGCGAAAATTTGGAGGGAACAAACGACAGAGAGGTTTCAACTTGGGACACCAGCAAACCGCAAAATGAAAAGCCGCGCTTTGCGGATGCCTATCTGAACACTGGCTTTGAGAGAGTCAGGCAACTTTTGTATCACGAGATGGGTCATCACATACATCAAAATATCCGCTTGCGTGCAGTTCAAAGTTTCAACGATGGCGGGGGTGCGTTTGAACCTAACGCAAGGCAAGTTGTCAAACCTGTTGAAGAATATTTAAGCGCCAACAGAAACAAATATATCAACGCAGAGGGCAAGCAAAGACAATACTCAACTTATGCACACACCGATGAACACGAATGGTTTGCTGAAAATTTTTCATCGTATTGGATGGGAACAAGGGATAAGGTTGACCCTGTGTTTGTCGAATTAATTGAAAAACTTTTGACAGATAAAGATTTCTTGGAGTCATTATGAGCAAAGCATTTAGAGCGGCACAAAAAATATTGGAAGATAAGGGGCGAAATATCACAGTCGAAGATGTTGAGGTATTCACAATGCTGGTTGCTTTGTTCGATGAGGATGAGGCAAGGGATGTTGATAAGATGTTTGAGGGCATAGAGCAGAAAAAAATAGACCCATCAACAAAGCTATATAAAGAACTTTATGGATAGGTCTATGTATGTGACAGACTCGTTTCGATTAGTCGTATTCTGGTGACTGCCGCTCTGGTTTATAAAACCCCATCTGCTTCATCTTTTCGCGGATGACAATATCAAGATCGCTACTAGACCTTGCCCCCTCACGGATGGCATCTTGATATGCTTCATTGTAAGCGGCGTGTCGCCTGTCGATTGGTTTGAGGTCATCCATTTCTGACTCCTTTTTGTTTTGGTCAATAACACCATAACATCAATCGCTGTAGGATTGACGTTATGGGCAATATTTTTTTACAGAAAAAATAGGATCGGCAGGGAACACATCATTGCAAAGCCTAGTGTCCCCATCAGAATCTTAAACGCCAGCATCATTCCGAACTCCCGAAATGTATTTGACTACCTCATACACTCTGCCCTTGGTGACAAGCCGCGCCTGATACTGAATCATCTGGGGCTTGGCTTTAGACCCACGCGGCTCCAACTGGGGAATCCATTTCTTAGCATAGCGGATTGCAGACTTTAACTCACGGTCATCGTGCTGGGGCAGAGCCTTTCGCAGTTTGCCAAAAGTGTCATGGCCTTGCCTGACCGCCGATATCACGGAAGCGGCTAGGCGGCTCTTAGAGGCCGCTGTAAGTTTTGGCTTACTAGCAGACACCTCAACTGGTATAGGCCGCTCAGTGACGCTTGAAACGCCAGCAATCACACAATCGGGATGGCCCCTACGCAAGAAGGTGGGTATTTCTAAATCATAAGTCATATCAGACTCCTCAAAACAGTTTGGTCGTTGGTGGGCGGGGCTGTTACGCCCCCGCCTCTTGGTATTTGTTCAGGATTGCTTGCACCACAAGCATCTGAGTGGTTCCCTTGCGTGGGATTCGTATGCGCCGCCTCATGACCCGACCATTCGCTGTTTTGTAATCTTGCCATTTCCAAATGGTTGAGTTTGAGCCAAGGCCGTTCAGTTTAGGCTTGCCAGTTTTGTGGTCGCGCACGGCTCTATAACCAAAAGTTTCACCGCAAACCTTTACCTCAATGTACATAAGATTCATCATCTGTTTCTCCCTTCTGGGCGGGGCTGTTAAGCCCCCACCTCAATAAGTTCCTTTGGTGTCCAGCCAGCTAAACGCTGACGCTGGTACACAACTGACTGTTGTAGTGATTCGATGATTTGCTTGTTAGAAACCTTGCGGTCACGCCCCCAGCGATCCTTGTACTCACGGAAACCCTCTGGGTCGATTGAGTGGATGGCGGCAACCATGTCATCAATGTGCTTTTTCAGATGGTCACATGAAACCTCAAACGGAAGCTGATGACCACCGCCACACTCACCGTTGAAATATCCATATTCCACTGTGTAGCCATGAGTGGCAATCTTGCCGCTCTTGTTGCTGACCTTGTGAACACAACCGCAAATCTGGCAAGTGCCTTGATGAGTGGCTTGGTTGCCAGTAGGTTTTGCAACAGGCTTGGGGGCTGGCTTGACAACTGACATAGCCTTGATGTCGGTACGCATCTCAACCAGCTTTGCCACCACAGTCCAATCAATGCCAGCGGCTTTGAAAACTGGCTCATGCTTTGCTCTAACCTGATGTAGAGACATTGGCAAATCCCAAACGGTATAACCAGCGGCATCCAAGCTATCACGATTTTTTGCGTGTTTGATTTGATCAAAAGCGCGGCTTACATCATCAGTCGCATTTTTTTGAGCGGCCTTTGAAGGGAAGCAACCATCAGCCATAGCAACAGCGGCGCGGGTCATATATTCAGCAATCGTTTTCATAATTAAACTCCTAGTTAATGATTTGGTCATAATGAAAATCTAATCTTATTGTTTGCGTATGTCAACAATAATACACCATAAATAATCAATATAATATTCAATAAAAACAATCACTTAACTCCTGGCTCCAGCCAACTATGCAAATATTTTTACCGCCGCTGATACTGGGCGGATATTTTGGGCTTGTTTTGTGTCAGGGTGATTCGCATAATCAGCGTTGTCTATTTGGTTTCAATAGGGTATGCTGGGCGGGAATAGGAGTAGCTTATGCCGATTCCAAAGCCGACAAGTGGCGAAAGCGAAACTGATTTTATGGCTAGGTGCATGGAAGATCGCACCATGCTTACTGAATATTCACAGCGTGACCAGCGGGTTGCAGTCTGTTTGACCAGTTACCGTGACGGTAAAGAGGAGAGTCTTATGGATGATGCCCCAGCATTTGAAGAATGTGATGAGGTCAAGTTTGTTGAGGGATACATAGATTGCGAGGCTGATCTTGAATTAAAAGCATACCATGATGACGATGATGACGAAAATAAAGGTATGTTTGAGGGCTACGCATCTGTTTTCGGCAACAAAGATTTGGGAAATGACGTTGTAGTCAATGGGGCGTTTCGCAAATCACTAAGAGCAAAAGGTGCGCGGAAAATCAAAATGCTTTTCCAGCATGACACCAAAGAGCCAATCGGCGTTTACACGCAAATCAAAGAAGATGGCAATGGCTTGTACGTCAAAGGCCAGCTTGCAATGAACACCCAAAAAGGCAAAGAAGTATATGAGCTTATGAAGATGGGCGCGATAGATGGCCTATCAGTGGGTTATAGAGTTGATGCCAAGGGCTACCATTATGATGAGCGTGGCAAAAAGCGTATGCTCAAAGAGGTAGACCTAATGGAAATCAGTGCAGTTACCTTTCCGATGAACCCGAAAGCACGCATCAGTGCAGTCAAGGCAGAGGATAGGTCGGTTCGGGATTGGGAAACTTTCCTTCGGGATGAAGGCGGGTTATCGCGATCAGAATCCAAAGTCGCGGCAAATGCCGTGTCAAAGGCTTTAGACCAGCGCGAGGTTGGCGATGAGCAAAAGGGGGTAATGGATTCCATTGCCAATCTTACCAACATCCTAAAATCGTAGAGAGGACATGACAACATGAGTGATGATGTCAAAACCGCAGTCGATTCAATGGCTAGAGCCTTCGAGGAGTTCAAGGCTACCAATGATGAGCGGCTTGCGGAAATCGAAAAGAAGGGTTCGTCCGACCCGCTGGTTGAAGAAAAGCTGAAGAATATTGAGGCTGATCTTGACCGCTTTGAGGACATTAACCAAAAGCTGACTTTGCAAGCTGAAGAGCAAAAGCAGTTTGGTGAAAAGCTGGACAACATGGAAGCGATGTTGAAGCGGCCTGAAGCTGGCGTTGCTACAGAAGAGGTCGATTTCGCTGTAAAGGCTTTTGATAAGTTTTTGCGTAAAGGCGAAAAAGACATGGAGCCAGATGAGATTAAGGCTTTGACAGTCAACAACGACACAGGTGCAGGGTTTTTGGCCCCGCCAGAGTATGTTGCTGAACTGATCAAAACGATCACTGAAATCTCGCCTTTGCGTACTATCGCAAGAGTTCGGGCAACCAGCCAAAAGTCAATCCAGATGCCAAGCCGCACAGCGACATTCAGCGCATCTTGGGTGGCAGAGGTCGGAACCAAGTCTGAGACAACTGGTTACACAACCCAGTTAGAAGAAATTCCAACACATGAGCATTATGCTTTGGTTGATATTTCAAATCAGATGCTTGAGGATTCTGCTTTCAATCTTGAGGCAGAGATGCAAGAAGAGTTCGCGACTCAGCTTGCCAAGAATGAAGGCACAGCCTTTATCTCTGGTAACTCAGCGGGTCAGCCTGAAGGCTTGTTGACTAACAGCAGTGTCGGTGAAACTGTATCTGGTAACGCAAACACATTGCTTGCTGATGGCTTGATTGATCTTGTTCATGCGGTGAAAACACCATATGGCACAGGCGCATCATTCATCTTCAACCGCACAACCTTGGCGGCAATTCGCAAGCTGAAGGATACGGCGGGGCAGTATGTTTTCCAAGCTGGTATGATGCTTACTACAGGTGTGCCAAATACCATTTTGGGTTATCCATACGTTGAAATGCCTGATATGCCAGATGTTTCGGCAAATGCGTTTCCTGTGATGTTTGGTGATTTCTCAAGGGGATACATGGTTGTCGATAGAGTGAACCTGTCAATCTTGCGTGATCCATTCACACAAGCATCAACAGGCAGTGTTCGGTATTATGCACGCGCCAGAGTGGGCGGTCAGGTGATCTTAGCTGAAGCTCTACGCAAGCAGAAAATTTCAACATAAGGGAGAGTTGCGATGAAAGACCTTTCTAATTCAATCAGCCCAGCAGTCTCTCTGGCGGCGGCAGTTAGAACAGCGGCGGCAAATGGCACGGGGGTTGATCTCCAAGGCTATGAGTCCGCAACTGTTCTGGTTGATGTCGGTGCAGAAGGCGACACCTTGTCATCAAGTGTATTTTTTGAGGTATCACTAGAGGAATCTGATGATAACTCAACATTCACTGATGTCGAACAGGCGGGAATAGTAGACGGCACTATAGCGTCAGGTGGAATATTCCTCAAGCTGGATGGTACAACTGGCGGTGACCCAGATACCACTGGTGGCATCTTCCGTGTCGGATATGTTGGTGGCAAAAGGTACATCCGTGTAGTTCTTGCCAAAACTGGCACACATTCAAACGGAACACCAATAGGCGCAATGGTTGTCAAAGGCCATGCACGCCACACTGGTGATAATGCGTTCACACCACATAACGCATAAAAATGTGGGGGCAGGGTTCGCTCTGCCCCTTAACAAATCGGAGGGCTAGATGGCTATACGGATGATCAGACAGGCTGTAGGGGTAGCCAACGCGCTAGGCTCACAGACCCGCACCTATCATGAAGGTGAAGAGCTTTCCAACGCCCAAGATTGGGAGCAAGCCAGAAACGCTAATTTTATTGAGCGTGGGCTGGCTGAAGAAACCAAGGTAGTTCAACCTACCGAGACTAAGGCAACCGCCCCCACACGGGCTAGGAACGCTGATGGCACGCTTATCGGCGATGACCCTAGCACTCCTGATGTCAATGAGGCATGGGAAGGCGGCGTTGCGCCTAGCAAAAAGGGTAAAGCCAAGTAACGTATTGGGGGCATCATGAGCCGTGGCATAACCAGTGCGTTAAACACCGTATTCACATCACAATCTATTCGCCCGTTTGTTGCGGTTGATCTTGCTTTTTCAGGTGCAAACGTCACCGTATGGACAGGTCTGGGCAATATAACATTTGCAAGCACAACCTTTGTCGGAACTGGTGAGGTGTTAAGCATATCCCCTGTTACCGAAAATGGGGCGGTACAAGCTAACGGGATGGTGGTGCAATTCAATGGCCTCGATTCTTCATTGGTATCAGCCGCCTTGACAGAAAACTATCAAGGCCGTTCAGCCATAATTTATATTGGCTCATTGACAGATTCTTACACAGTGGTATCTGACCCTTATGTTTTTTTTAAAGGCAGAATGGATAAAATGTCCATCTCTGATGATGGGGAAATGGCTCAAATCGCAGTGTCATGTGAAAGTCGTCTTATTGACCTGAACCGTAACAGGGTGCGCCGTTACACAGACGTTGACCAGCAATCAGAGTTTTCTGGGGATTTAGGGTTCAAGTTTGTGGAGAGTCTACAAGAAAAATCTATTGATTGGGGTTCCACTTAATGGGTTTCTTAAAAAGTTTTTTCAAAGCAGTAACAAATCCAGCAACTCTGGTGCAAGCCGTGGTCATGTATGCGGTGCTTGGCCCCGTTGGCACATACAAATTTCTCGCATCAGTTGCTATTTATGCGGCGGCGTCAGCGGCATTAACGGCATTATCACCAAAGCCAGATATGCCAGACCTTTCAGGCTACGGCGATTTTGTAAGTCAGGCGGGTAATAGAACACAGATGATTAAACAGCCAGCGCAACCGCGCAGGGTTGTGTACGGCACTATGCGGGTATCTGGTGTTCTCACCTACATATCAACCACTGATGACGATAAATTTTTGCATATGATTATCTCAATCGCTTGCCATGAGGTTGATGGATTTGACTCATTCAGGATTGATGATTCCACCGTAACTATGTCAGGGAATGAGGTCACAGCCCCGAAAAGATTCCGCAAAGGTAATGTCCTTACTGGCGCAAAATTGGTTGAGATAAACACCCACACAGGAGCGGATGACCAACAGGCAGACACGCTTCTTACGCAGAGGGTGAAAGAGTGGACAACAGACCACAGGCAACGCGGCGTGGCATATATGTATTGTCAGCTTGAGTTCGATAGAGACGCTTTCCCAAGAGGCTTGCCAAATATTTCCGCAACGGTCAGGGGAAAAAAGCTATTCGACCCAAGGGATTCAAGCACAGCTTTTTCGAACAATCCCGCGCTTTGTATCAGAGATTATCTGATTAACACCAGATACGGCCTTGGATGTTCGGCAGATGAAATAGATGATACATCATTTATTGCGGCGGCAAATGCTTGCGATGAGTCGGTCACATTATCAGCAGATTCGGGTGGCGGCACACAGAAACGCTACACATTAGATGGCACATTTGAAACAAACCGCACGCCTAAGAAAATTTTAGAAGATATGCTCACATCATGCGGCGGAGTGCTTAATTATACCAACGGCAAATTTAGATTACTGGTTGCGGAATATAGAAGCCCATCAATAACACTGGTACAAAGCGATTTTGTGGGGCCGATAGAATTGCAAGCAAAAACAAGTCTGGCTGATCAATATAATACAGTAAAAGGCACATATTCACCTGTCAGCACAGATTACATCCCAACCGATTATCCACCAGTTACATCAGCAACATTTAAGACAGAGGATAACAACGAAACCCATATATTTGATTATGATTTGCCATATACGACAGATAGCGCACGCGCACAGAGGCTTGCAAAAATTGTTCTTTTCAGGAACAGGCAACAAGTGACAATATCATCAACGCTTTCAATGAAAGGATTCGACCTTGCAATCGGCGATAGTGTAAACGTCACACTGGACAGATACGGATTTACCAACAAAGTTTTTGAGGTTGCAGAGTGGAATATTGCTGTAGTTGGGGGGCAGAGCATAGGTGTCGAGATCACTCTGAGGGAAACAAACGCGGCGGTCTATGATTGGAACGCGGAAGAGCAAGTGTTTGCAGATGACAATTCCACACTGCCAGATATCTTTAATGTTCCCGCCCCCACTCTCACTGTCACAGATGTTGTGCAGACATTCCAACAAGGTGCTATCACCACGCTCAGGGCAACCGTTACATCCACAAGCCCTTATGCAGATGTGTTTGAGGTAGAGGCCAAGAAGTCAACAGACACAGATTTTACATCACTAGGCCAGCAAAAGGGCAACGTGTTTGAGCTTGTTAATGTTCAGGCGGGGGCAACTTATGATGTAAGAGCTAGATCAATAAGCTCATTTGGAGTTCATTCACCATATGCAACAGTCAGTCACACCGTGGCTGGAAAAGGCACAACGGCTCCAAGCTCTGTTTCAGATTTCACGTTGGATTATCTTGGCAACAACGCTTTGCTCACTTGGACTCCTGTTACGGATGAAGATTTGAGCCACTATGTAATCCGCCATCAGGGGGTCACTAGCGGCGGTGACTTTTCAAGTGGCATCACCCTAGCGCAAAAGGTATCAAGGCCAGCTAACAGCGTAATAGTGCCAGCTTTAGAGGGTACATATTTTTGTGTTGCGGTAGATAAGTTTGGCAACAACTCAGCAACCGCGGCGCAGACTATCGGCATCATTGATGAAGCGCCCGTAGCATCAGAGTTCAAGGTGGTGCAAACAAGCACGCAAAACCCCGCGTTTGCAGGGACAAAAACAAATGTCATTAAGCCATCAG